AAAATACTTAAATCTTCTTCATCGTAGTTACTTTCAAACGCTTCATCCAAAATTTTATATTCGTGTTCTTCTTCGTCATTCATACGCTTTATTCTACTTTATGTGCTTCGATTGTTGTACTTGTATATTGAGACAACCAAGTTAATAAATCCCCTAGCTGTATCTCTTCTGAACTGTTTTTTAAATAAAACATCAAAGTATCTCTTTTTATAGTTTTCATCAGCTTATTATCTTAATATTGACAGCTTGATTCTTGCCTTTGTGGTTTGTTTGAACATCATAAGTAACCACAGAACCTATGCTTATGCCTTTGTAACCTGATTTTTCTAATTCATTCATATGTAGGAATACATCTTCACCGCCAGCTTTAGGAACAATGAATCCATATGCTTTTTCACTGTTAAAAAATTTTATTTTTCCTTGTTCCATGATTCTTATTTCTAAAATTATAATGTTAATTTAAGACCAAGTAATGCCACAGTTCCTCTTGTACTTTTGCTTTTTAAATCATTATGAAATTCTGGCTTACCTTTTAATGTATAGCTAGATATTTCAGCATAAGGCTTTAGTCCAGGTGCTAATATATGACTAATATTTAGCTTTACAGAACTAACTTTGTTTTTATATTGCTCTGAACCAAAATAAGACAGTTTTGTTGTTGTTTGCCCATATTTATAAGCAACTCCTGCATTATAATAATGTGATTTAGTTCCCGACTTATGAAATTCAGGAGTTGTAAAGCTCTTACCTAAATTTCCATAGCAAGCATTAAAGGTAAAATCATTGAATTTTAACTCACCACCTATATTATAACTTCTTAAATTAGCAAGTTTATGTTCTAATGGATTCTTATCATCTTTTGAAATATATTTTTTAGCTTTACCTTTAGTGTTTCCATATTCACCAGTTAGAGCTAATTTTAAATTTATATCATCACTAATTTTCTGTTCTAATTTTATCCCAGCAGTTACCGCATCAGCTACAGACTTATCTATTTCAAACTTATGTAAGTTATCAATACCTACCTTTTTTGTCGCTGAACTTGTGGTTTTTTCATTTGCGCCACCTGCTCCAGTATTAGAACTATCTGGTGTATAAGAAACTCCTAACTGTACTTTTGTAGTATTACCAAGTGCAAATTTAGGCGTATAGTAGTTTATAGTTCTTGGTGGCTCTTTGCTATATTTTGCTTTATCAAAATCAGCAACAATATTATCTCCAAGAAAATGACCATCTCCAGTTAAAAATGATGGACCATGCTCTTTATTTTGTTTTAAGTGAGAGCTTGTCTTCTTAATATATTTACCAGGAACACTACCATCACTTATCATCATATTTTGAGCCACTGGAATAGGTGAGCCAAGCTCTATATGACCGAATTCGCTTTTAATAAAAATATGTGAACCATTATAACTAGGTATATTTTTTCTCTGTGCCGTTGGAACTAGAATAATCTTACCACCATATTCTACTTCTTCATGCTTGTTAGATATTGTCGCAAATAACGCTGTATCGTTATAAAATAAAAATCCATCTCTATTAGCTGATAAATTCTTCTCTGAAGACTTTAAATGACTCTGCCTACTACCACCTGCTTCAAATGCAGCATACGCTCCTAATTTTACATTTAAATCAGATACTACTTGGTATTTATTACTTTCTACGTTTGCTAAAGCGGAGTTGCTTGCAAAGATTGTAGATAAAATTAGTATACATTTTTTCATTTCATTACTTTATGATTTTACATATTTTCAGAATTAAAATTTTTTTTCTATATAGTCAATACAAGCATCTATTTTTTCTTCTGGTAGTTTATCTATACTTTCAACTTGTGCTTTTTGTAACCACAAATCCACAGTTTCTTGAGGAACATTATGTAATTCTATAAGCTCCTGCAAAGCAAAATATTTGTTTAATATTACTTTGTCTTGAGTAACATCATACTCAGTTTTTTCGTCCTCAATATAACGCTCTAAAGCGTTTTGACTAGTGTTGTTTTCGACTACAGTTTTTGTATTTTCTGCAAAAGACTTGCCTTCCATTTCTTCTGCAGTTGGTTGCTGAGTAATAATTTCAGGAAAAGCCTTACGCAGTGCTTGAGCCTCTGCACATTTTGCTAATTGACCAAATGGTCTCTTTAGCCACATAGAATTAGGAGCAGTAGAATCTTTTCTTGCAGTAGCATAATTCTCTAACCAATATTCTTTTGCGGTAAATTCAACTATATTATTCCCAACCAGTTTTTTAACTGTAACCTTACACCATTCAGGATATGAAATACTTACTCCACCCAGTGTAGTATTAACTGTATCACCGTATTCTGGCTCGCTAACTCCTGCATATTTATTACTACGAGCAGCTTGAATACGATATAGACCAATACCTGGCATAATTGTATCTTTCATAGATTTAGTATTCTTGTCCCACATTGGCACTATATGTACCGGTTTTTGCATAGGGTCCAGCTTACAGGCTTTACAGTATTCAATTACCATCTGTATACTGTCGTCCTTAGCTCCAGTATATAAACTGCTCTTTAAAGCAGATAATACAGCGACGTCTGTTTCATTATTTGTTTGTTGTACTAATTGAGTCATAGTCTTCTCCTTAAATATTATTGTTTATTTGTTTGTAGTCAGTTCTTTAACTAAACTATTTATTGCAGCTTGGTGATTGGGTGTGGTAATTTGCATAAAATTACGAGATATTTCTAAACACATACGTTGATGCTTAGTTATCATTGGCTTTTCTGCTTCTAAATCCTCATAAAAATATAATATATCCGCTTGTAAAACATTAGCTATCAAGAATAATTTTCCTGCTGATACTCGATTATGCCCTTTTTCATATTTCATAACTTGTTGATGAGTTACATTTAGTTTTTTCCCTAGTTCTTTACGGGACATCCCATGCCCTAATCTAAGTTCATATATTTTTTTGCCTATTAATCTATCTATCTCTGTAATACGATTATGTTGACTTGTCATATCACTCATCTCCTTGCTTTTTATAGTTTATTTAAGAGAAAATACTCTGTGTCCATTACTAATTTTTAAACATTGCTGATAAATATCAGAATATTTAGCCTTCAGCTTTTTAGTATCCACACTTGTTCTTCCCGCGCTATTTTTCCATGTAGCATAACATTCGCCTTCTTCTCCTACTAAAACCTCATTTTCTTGCATATAATCCTTAATACATAACTGTAGGCCTTTTATCTCTTCAGATATTGTTTTCTCACGAGCTTTTAGGTCTTGAAGAACGCATACTTTTTCTAAAATTGTATCGTTAGCTCTAACCTCAAGACCATTGGCCTTTGGGTAGAGTTTTGCTGCATCTTCTTGAGTTCTAGGTTTTGGTGGTACTCCTGCTAATACATGATTATTCCAGAATTTTTTAGCTGCTCTTATAAGCTGGCTTTCTTTGACTTCGTCTTTATCATAGCGATAAATACGGAAGTCCTGACCTCCGATTAGAACCGCGATATCTACTCTGTTTACACCTGTTATTGCTGCATAATAAGCTACTTGATACAAATAACTTTCTGGTATCTGATCTGTACCTTCCTCACCCCAGCAAGTGACTTTCATTTGATTAGCAGTCTTGCATTCTAGAATATGCGAATTGCCTTGATCGTCAATTACCCAGTAATCCAAGTTACAAGCTATAAATGGATATTCGCTGTGGCGGATAAGACCTGCTGGCTTTTCTATCTTGAAGCCTGTACGTTTTGCGTATTCTTGAGCAACAACATCTTCTAAAACATTCCCCCAGTAAGCAGCTTCGCCCGCTGTATCCTCAGCGATACCTTCTGCAGTTTTTTCAAAATATACGTCAAGTTCTGTACGGAAGTTGTTAATTCCGAGGATAGAACCTAAGTCACTACCACCTATGTAAGTTTTTCGCTCTTCGAGCCACTCTTGTTTATTCACAAATGCCTCCTAAAATTAACTGACCTTTTTTATATGGCATTACATCATTGTAATTCACTAAAATTTTGTCACCGGTTTCTATTTCTTGATCTAGCTTAAACAAATAGTAAGGCTTACTACTATTATATTTTTTAAGAATATGCATACCTCTATCGTG